GATAGCAAAGACAATTTATATCATGGTAGTTATCGGGAATCTCTATTTGACGAAACAGTTTCTTAAACTCTTCATCCTCGAAGAGGTGGATGCCATCGAACATCTCGACAATCCACATGCCGGGAGTAACTACACTCGCACCAGTTTCATTCCAACCATCGTAAGAAGTCGTATGAATTGCAAAATATTCAGTACCCCGGTGGGTATCGGAATAAACCGCCGGATGGTCGCCGTCCTTGAACCACTGCGTAGCGGTGAATGAGTTGGATCGGAGTACTACTTGCATGTTCTATACCTCTCTGTACATTATAATAACAAGTCGTTCCCCGACAATCATCGGCGGCGATGGAATAGAGTTAGTCAATTCTAATTCTAGAAGATCACATTCAACGACAAGTCTTCCCTTTCCAGCATTCATCCTATTTAAGAAAGATGTTACGGTTGCAAGTACATTGTCCTTTATTTCTGGGGGAATATTGGTCAGCTTGTCGCTGTTGAATTGCTCTTCGATTTCAGCTATTGATTGCATTGTCATCCCTCGAATACTTTTCCAGTACTTCCCGCTCGTCGTCTATCTCATTAAGCCATCTTTGGAAAATACCATCACCACCGATGTGCTCATTATCAATCAGAGCATCATACTTTTTTATTGCGGATTCGAGTGCGTTGAATACCTCGGTAAATCGCAGAGACGGCTCGTTATTGCTATCGAGGTAATCGGCGAATGATACCCATTTGAACGTTTTGCAGTTTACCAAGTGGGCGTCGAGGTCACATTGCCAATGAAGGAGTGCGGAATCAATCTGAGTACTATCGAATATCACGATAATCGGGAAATCTACTTTTCCCGGCAACCGATCGGTGCTTTTTGTGAATTGCATGTCATCCCTCTATTTTTCTATATTTATTAACCCAAGCTAAATCGCATTGATCAATCAATCCTTTCTGCATCATTTCAGCATTTGATAAGTGTTTATTCATCTGAAACCATCTACGGTTCAAAGAATCTATTTCCTCATGCATATTGCGTAACGAGATTGATGGATCGGGCTCGGCTGGTTTTATATTTAGGGGTAGTTCTAACCACGAATATCCACAGTTTGTACATCTCTGTGACATATACTCATGCCCGGGGTTGCCAACGTCTTCGGTTGAAAAGTAAGAGCTACTGATATGCTCCTCGCCGCATTTGGGGCATTTCTTAATGGTTCCGAGCGGCTTCAGTCCCTCGTAAAAGTCATCCATGATAGTTTCCCTCGTTTTGTTTCGGTCATCTAAAGCACCAGCACGGTTATATCGTGAAGCTCTCGGCATACGTCGGCATGGCCGGACGCGCCGCAGCCTCTTCCGCAAGCATCGCCGCGTCCTTTTCCGCGTCAGCCACCAGCGGGTTTGCTCGTACAGCCGCATCCCTTGACATGATAGGTTCGCCGCCACGGGCGGTACTGAGTGCCGTAATGAGTTTGTCAATCTCAACCGGTAGCACGTCGTTAAACTTCACATCCACGTCAAGCGCATCGAGAGCCGCGGCCTGAGATAAATTGAGCAGCGCGAGCCCGGCCTTCATTATGGCGATACGGCGATCCAGTCCTGGCGCGAAAATCTCCTGTTTGTCCATCGCTTTGAACATCGCATCGGAGAACATCAGCCGCAGCGCAATGCCGGAAATCGAGGACATCCCCTTGACGTTCGAGAATGAAAGATCGGGGGTCTGCGTCATGGAGTAAATAGCATCCTTCAACATCCCGTATTCGGCGGTGATGGATTCTGGGGCCTGCTCCCATGTGACATACTCAAGTCCGCCGTTATAGGTCGTCTCACCGGTGACAGGGTTTTCATCGCCAGTTACCCTTGCAACCTTTCCGGTCTCTTCTTTGCGTGGGAGATTATCAACATGGCCTTTTACCAGCATGATAGGAGCACCGTTATAGCTGTTTGTGTCGCCGAAATCGGACAACAGATATTCGGACCGCTCGATCTGCGTGGACACGTCTTCCCACTCTGCCTCGTCCTGCTCGTAGTAAACTACGGGGATTTTTTCAAGTAAGTTCGGGACAATCGCAATATCCCACTTGCCCGATACTTTTTCGGCGGTGACAATCAGCGCCGCTGTGTAAATGCGGTATTGCTTAACGTCCTTGCCATCGGCATTTTTAACCGTAATCAGGTATGTGAACGCATCCATGTCGCCGAGTTCGTCAAAATGCGGGTATATCGAATACCCTTTTTTCTTTGACAACAACGATACCCTGAGACGACCGGGGCCGGTTTTGGGCTTCACCACGGACCAGAGTTCCGCAACCTTGCACTCGACAAATAGATTCCGGGCAAGCTCTTTGCTGAAGGCATCGCACTTGTTCCGTTTCCATGAGTCCTTTAGTAACTGGAATGCTGGGGAATCGCCTTCTGGAATTGATAGTGTTACGGGGGAGCCGAACAGGAAAGTAACTGCGGATTTGACGATGCGCTTCTGATAGGTCAAAACCTCTTTTGTCGGTGAAATGACCCGTTGTGTTTCCGGGGTGTCACCAACGGTTTTCTTTGCGCGATTCGGATCGGTGAGTATCGCGTGTTCGCCGTCATACGCCTTGCAGCGGGCTTCGATTTTGTCGGTATCGGTGTCGGTGGTGAGCTGGGCGATGGCTTTGTCAAAATCAGGCAGCGCGAGGATTTCATTTATCAGCATGGGGAGCCTCGTTGTTAGTGCATCCCAAATACCCGTGGATCGAATGTGTTTTGCCGTTTCGTTGCCGTGACGTTGCTGCTTGCTCCGTACCGCCAGGCATCCATGAGGTGATTGTTTTTGTCAACCGGCTCATTTATCACGTCGCCATTCCGATTGACCTTCCACTGGTAGAGCTGCAGTTCGTTTATGACGTTCTGAAGATCGCGGTGTACGATAACCTCGAATTGCTGAAGAAACTGGATCCCCTGGTTTACCGATCCCGGCCCTTTTGCCGCCGATACCGCATTTATTCCGAGCCGCCTGAGTTCCGCTATTGATTTGGGTTCTGCCGAGTCACACGCTATCATTTCATCGTGTATTATCGGTTTCAATTTAAGCGCAATCGCGTCGTTTAGCAAGCCATATTCGTACATCTCGCGGCAAATGTAAATCTTTTTCTCATTGCGCTTTATGTGGAACCGAAGCATCGCCGTTGGATCGTTCGTGTAACCAAAATCCAGCCCGTTGTTGTAGGTTCCGAATACATCCCGCAATCCCGTAAGGTTCTCGACGTGCCAGTTCGTGAATATCTGGTGCCCGAGGCTTCCCCATTCCCCGAGGGTGTAGACCTTGTAGTAATACTCGTTCGTTTCGGATTCGAGGTAGCGCCGGTCAGCGTCGGTAAGGAACCGGTTGTCCTTGTATGTCGTTCGCAAAATTGACAGATCGGGGTTGCGATACGACTTGTCGGTGTCCTTGAATTCCTTGAAAAACTCCTTGAAAATCCAGTGAGTCCGCATGATAGGGTTGAACGTCATCGTGATGCGCTTGGGCGATTCTGAAAGCCCCCGGAGCCGTTTCGTAAGTTGCCGGTAGTCATCCTCAGCAACCTCTGTCGCCTCCTCAATCCATACGTCGGTTATGTCTCCCCTTCGCGCCCTGATGCCCTTTATTTTTTCAACGTCATCCAGTCCGGCGAATAATGCCTGAGTACCGTTTTTACACGTTATCGTCAGGTCTGACTTTGTTACGGTAAAAAAATCAGCGACGTTCATATCAGTAATTGCTTGCTGTATCTCATTGTGCGTCGTTGTGCTGTGCGTCTTCCCGGTGTTTCTCACCACCAAGTAATTGCGTTTGCCTCCGAGCAGGTCAGATACGAGGCGCTGCGATTCAAACCGGCTCTTGCCCGAACTACTCCCGCCGAAAAATATCTGCGTCCGCGTAGTGTCATTGACGTATGGGATATAGGCGTCATTTATCAGCCACTTTCCCTGTATCATCTTTGCTCCCCACGATGGTTAACTGGACAGCGAGATCGCCGCCGTCCTTGCCGGTAAGCTGCATCGAATCGCGCCACTTTTTGTTATCGCGGTTTTTGAGAATAAAAATACCAGCAACAATATTCGGCGGCTGGTACTTCTTCATCACTTCAATCTTGACTATTTTTGTTGGCTTACCCTTTGCGTCGGTGTCATAGATTATTTTCCGCTCTTCATACTCGTATCCCTGGGCCGCCTTCGCTTGTGCGTTCTCGACGTTCGCTATGTGGTCATTAAACCCCTCGGCAAACATCTCGTGAAGCTCAATATGTGCCTTCTCGTAGTCGTACAGCGTGTGCCGTGATATATGCAGGTTTTGGGCTATCTGCTCACGGGTTAGACCGTCGCGGGACCACGCCTTGACGCTCGATAGGCGCGGCTTTACCTTCCGGTCATATTCCGAGACCCGTGGCATTACATCACCTCGTATGCTTTGATTATGCCTTCACGGAGGCGCTTGCCTTCGTAAATGTCAAGGAGGTCGGGATTGATTTTGTTTTCGGATACGAAGTGGCGGAGCTGGATGACCGACATACCGTCGAGTTTCAAACGAAGCTCGTAGAGTGCGTCATCGTTGGGAATTGAATCGGCGATCATTCCGGTGGTAACGAGGTCGCCAGATATTTCTTGGGTTGTATCGTCTGACCCAGCGTCGGGAGTGATAGAGGGAGATAGTTCGTTGCTTTGTTCTGGCGTGAGAGGTGATCTTGTCATCTGCGGTTCGAGTGCTCTTGTTCGGGGTCTTGCCATGAGAGTGTCCTCCTTGTGAGGGGTAGTTATGTGCGGAATATACTACCCGTTTCGCAAGTATGCAAGTCAAATCGCTAGCGCGGGCGAAATAGCAAAACGGCCCCAGGGTAATTTATCCGAGGGGCCGCGTTGTATGACGGGGTGTGTTACTTTTTCGCGAGGTATTCTCGGATTATT